TAGTAGGTTGTGCATGGTGGAAAAGTCGGAACCGTTTCGAGCGGTTACGCATGCACAACCCCCTGCACAACCATGCACAACCAAAATGTGAACTTTTGGATACAGTAAGATAATGTAAGTGAAAGGAAGACAATGGCAAAAGCAATTGACCGAATGACCAAACTAGCAACCGAACGAGTCGAGACACTGGCCCGGCTGGTCGAAATCGAAGGAGAGATGATAACTGTGGCAGCTGACCTGGCAGCGACGGTGGTTTACGGGGATATGGTAGACCCTAAGACGACGGAACCCGCGGAGCCCAAGCAGCGCAAGCCACGGCGGTCGAAAGCCCCTACGGGGCCCAGCAGCGGCGTGCCGCCGGACGGGGCGGAGCCCATATCCCCAAGCAATGCCGCAAAACTCGAGGGCCAGGTCCAACCACTAACCGAGCCCGAACTGTCGGTGACCGATGTGATGGCAATCGGTGAGATTCTTTCGGGCGGCGAAATCCTGCAGAAACTCATCGAAAACGGAACAATCGGAGGTGAGTCCGAGGTAGTCCCGCAGGCTGAGATTGACGCGGGCAAGGCCGATATCCGGGCAGCGTTACTCGTGCTTATCGATCGCGGTATCGTTGAGCGGAGCGGCGAGGGAAAGGGGACTAAGTACGCTCGGGTCAAGGACGTTACCGCGGAGGTTATCGCGGATTAGTTCGAGCGCGAAAGGGGGCCCGTATTGCGCGGGCTCCCGTCCGGTGCTAACGGTACTATCAATGGCAAAGTCTAAACGGGTATCAGTGCTGATAACGGACCAGTCCGAGGAGTCTCTCGAAGCAATTCGTATCCGGTCACCCGCGCCGGTACCGCAGGCCGCGGTTTGCCAGGTGGCTCTCGAGATTGGCTTACGGCAGATGTGCGCGGAGCTAGTCAGAGGCAAGAAAGTGAAGGCGAGGGCGTGAAAACTTTAGCTGAATGGCATCAGATGTTTTTTGAACTCCCTGTAGAATTGCAAGAGGCGGTCCAGGAGCTATCGCGCGGCGCAACCGAGGTTATTCACGCCCACATGAACGACGCTGACCACGGTCCGCAGGATAGCGGGAATCACTTTGCTCACGCGGAAAGTCACTCATTGGGAGCCTGGAATCATTACTGCTTAGGATCGACTGAGTACGACTCAGACGGCCTCGAGCATTGGAAGCATGCCGCGGCCAGGCTGGCGCTGGCGTGCGTGAGGAAGTTACCGATATGAAAAAAGTCACAGTGGAAGTCACGCTAACAATTGAGATCGAGCAAGAGGTCCCGGACGACTTCAGTCAGGATGACTGCGATTTCAAGTTCAATGAATCTTGCTGGTGCGCGAGCAATTGCTGGCTTGATGTAGTTTCTCGGGTGAATGAGATGAAACCAAAAGGGGAATGCTTATGCTCGTCTATGAAATTCGCTACAAGGCTGCCCGAATAGCCATCGCCCTGCTATCCGTCGGTTGCAACCAAAACCAGTCGCTAGCCCCCGTGTGCCGATCTGACATCGAATGCGATAACTACGAGCGCTGCGTATTGGACGCATGTCTGGCAGAATGTGATGCTCCGGAATACTGGTGCGAAGATGGTTTCGAGTGTCACGAGGCCGCTCGTTCCCCGGTATCTTTCGACGGTTATTGGCGCGGTTTCGTTTGCCGGGACATAGTCGAGTGAAATGACGCTCCAGCGCCGTAAACCAGTCCAGGCCTCGGTAGCCTTTGAACGCGTAACCCCACGCGTGGAGGATGCTGTGCTTGTACTGTCCGAGCTGATAGTCACGTCCAGGTGGCAGACTGGAGTCAGCACTCGTCAGTACGCGAAGCTGTGGGGCGTATCTGAATCCAAAGTTCTTGAGTGGTACCGCGCAGCTTGCGCGACGGTAAAGATTGTCGCGAATCCAGAACAGCTACAGCTCATATTCAACGAGTCGATGCACTTTATGATCGGGATGATGTACGACCTAAAGGGCGTGGATGACCGCGGAGCGATAGCAGCATGCAAGACCGTGATGGATACCTGCGTTGCGTTAATGAAAGCACGGGCGCTATCCGATAAACCGCCGGACGAACTGGACTTGAGCGGAAAGTCGGAGCGGGAGCTACTCGAAATCATCGCTAGGGGCACTGTCGTGGTTGATGCTCCGGCGCTCGAAGAGCGTGCTATGGTGGGCGAATGAAACTCAGGAGCACCAGTCAGACCATAGACCCCGAACTATTGGGCGCGTTGTGGATTTACGTTATTGCCAGGAGTGACCACGAATGAAAAAACTAGACCTTGCCCGGCTAACCCCAGGCCGTTTCGATGTACAGGTGCTTGGACCGGCGAACACCACGTCGCTAACGATTGACGAAAACAATGCGGTCCACGCGACTATGCGTCACACCGGAGACAAGTGGATGCTTTTCGGTATCGTCGACGCGGTAAAGCTCATGCAGGTTTCCGTGGCTGACGAATTCGAGACTCCCGTCAGAAAGAAGTGACCGAATCGCCGTATCTTTCAGCATTGCGCGAACGGGCCAAGCGGGAGCTACTGGTCCAGCGAATACTTTCGGCGCTCCACGCTAAGCAACGCGAATTCGCGCAGCACCCGAGTCGACGGATAGCGGCTCACTCGGGACGTAGGTCAGGCAAGTCTCACGGTATAGCCGGGAGACTCATGACGACGGCTGCGCGTAATCCTGGTCAGCAGTCGGTCTTCATTGCCATTAGCGCGGCCCGCGCGAACGACATTATTGGCAGGGCGTTTCACGTCTTAGGCGACTCGACTGGGTTTCGCGCTCGCTCGACTAAGCGGGACGGTCAGCTTTATTTCGAGTTTCCGAACGGGCATGCGGTGTGGGTCGCTGGCTGCAAGAACCGAGCAGACGCTGAGAAGTTTCGCGGTTCGCCACTGTGTGGAGCGGCCGTTGATGAGTCCGATTCGATGCGGGGGCATCTCGAGTATCTATCAGAGGAAGTGCTAGAGCCCGCGCTGCTCGACGAGGACGGCTGGCTAGCTCTGACTGGCACACCGGGCGTAACTCCGACTGGGTACTTCCACGCAATCACAACCGGAGAGGGTTGCCAGAAGTGGCCAACCTTCAATTGGACGGTGCTGGACAATCCATTCCTTCCACACGCTCGCGAATGGCTCGCCGAAAAGTGCCGGCGGATGGGGCTCGATCCAACTTCTCCGTCGTATCTGCGAGAGTGGCTGGGTCAATGGGTGCTCGATGTCGAGTCGCTCTGTTACCCGTATAACGCAGCGCTGAACCATGAATTCGGCGCATTCAATGACGAAGGCAAGCCGGGATGGCGTTACGTTCTAGGGGTTGACCTTGGCGTCAACGACCCTTGCGCCTTCGTACTCGTGGCGTATCGACCCGAATCGCCGGAACTCCACATTGTTGAGGCTACGCAGGCGGACGGACTGTCACCGAGCGGAGCCGCCGCGCGCGTGCTTCAGTACCGCGAGCGATTCCCCGGGCTGCGCATTGTCGCGGACACTGGTGGACAAGGTAAAGCGTTTGTTGAGGAATGGATTCAGCGGTTCGGGCTTCCCGCCGAACCCGCTTACAAGCTCGGTGTGGCTGGGCAGATTGCCCTCGTTACCGGGTTGCTCCGAAGTGGCTCGGTCAAGGTTCACTCGCCAGCTGCTTCGGACCTAATTGCGGAGTGGATGCTATTGCCGTTCAACTCGGACCGCGATGGCCACGACTCGGGATATGCCGACCATCTATCGGATGCCGCTCGCTACGCCATTCTAGCGGCTCAGCCTCGGTACACTGGCGAACAAGAGGACCCGGAGCCCGGTACCGTGGAGTTTACTCGACGACAGTTAGAGCGCGAAAGGGAAGCCGCTTTCAAGCGGGGGAGCAAGATCCGTAGGACCAGAGGCGGTCTTTATGTGGTGGAACCGGGGGAAATATGGCTACCCAAGGCCGCGTAGTTGACGAATCACGGAAACGCGAGCAAACTCACGGGGTGACCGAATCCTGGCATAAATCCACAGGCGCCGAGCTGGCGACCCACGTCGTATCACTCGGGCGCTCACTGTGGCAGCAGGACTCTGGGAGACGAGCGCAGATGCGCTCCGACTTGTCGAGGTACGAGGGTTTTCGGATAGCCTCGCTCGACCCGGCAGGGTACCGAGCAAACGGGCCGCTATACGTCGACGGAATCGATGGCGAGGTAAAGGTTCGTTGGAACCTGTGCCGATCGCTAGTCGATGCTGCCACGGCTAAAGTAGCCGGCACTCAACAGCCCAAGGTGCAATTCGTCTGTTCGAACGCTGACTGGCGCACGCGGCGCAAAGCTCCGAAGCTCGACGCGTTTGTTGAAGGCCTTTGGGGCACACGACAAGAGCCTTACGCTGATATTTGGGAACTTGGCGCGCACGCTTTCCGCGATGCCGCCGTCTGCCAAATCGGATTTATCAAAACTGAATCCGACGTAGACCAGGGAGCAGTTGTCCACACGAAACCGATGCCGTGGGAAGTCGTAACGGACAGCAACGATGCGAGTCGCGGAAACCCAAAGCACATTTGGCACATTTACGGCGATACTCGCGACAATCTAAAAGCGATTCATCCAGAATCGGCGGAGTACATTGACGGCGCGCGTATTCGCGATCCGGGTGAAGACTCCTACTCGGGAAAAGTCGATGCCAAAGTCGTGGAGCGCGTTTGGGTCTATGAATGGTGGACGCTTCCTACTGGTCCAGACTCGCCCGGTAAGCACGTCAAGGCCCTTGATTCTAGTGGCGCCCCGCTCGTTGAAGAGAAGTGGGAGCGCACGTCGTTTCCGTTCGCAATCATCCGTTGGTCCCGAGCTATGCAGGGATTCGGCGGCACGTCTCTAGTTCAGGAATCGGCTGAGATTTCTGACGAGTTGAACACGGTGATCGGTCGAATGAGTCGATCGATACATCTGACGTCCATGTCGCATATTTTTGCGCCAGAGGGCGCCGGGTTAGCCGATAAGCTTGCTGACAACGAGGATTGCAAGGTTACCGAATACGCTGGCATGCAGCCGCCGATCGTGCAGAACGCGGCTCCGTTTGGCCCGGAACACATGCAGTGGGTTCAGTTGCAGAAATCCATGGCCTTCGAGATGACTGGAGTGAGCCAGCAGTCGGCAACGGCCAATAAGCAGCCAGGTATCGAAGCCGCGAGTGCGATTCGCCTGGTCGCTGACATTCAGTCCGAGCGATTCTCGCTACCTTGGCGCGCATACCAATCGATGTACGTCGAGCTAGCTCGTCATGATATTGCATGCGTGCGAGAACTGGCGGAGGCAGACAAAGACTTTGCTGCAAAGTGGCCGGGCGAAGGATTCTTGAAGACGATCAAATGGCAGGACGCTGACCTGGACGATGACTTGTACGCTATCCGAATCGGCGAGGCGCCGTCACTAAAGGGAACGGCTGCGGACCGCATGCAAACCGCTCAGGAGCTTTACGCGGCCGGAATGCTCTCTCAGGATGCATTTGCCTCTGTCCAGCGCTACAAGGACCTTCCGGGAGAGCTCGATGGCACAAGCCGACAGCGCAATCTCGTTTCGCAGTACATTGAAAACTGGCTCGATGCTACGCCCGAACAATTCGACTCGGGTGAGTTGCGTCCGGGTGTTCCGCTATTCCGCCCGCCAATTCGTTGGATGCGACTCGAGGACGCGTTGCTTCAAGTGGCTGAGGCCTATATGCAAGCGCAGATGGACGAAGCGCCCGACGAAGCTCAGGACCTGATGTTGCGCTGGATCGAAATAGCCGACAGTGAGATTCAGAAACGCGAGCAACGCATGGCTGATCTACGCTCACAGGGATCGCGAGCTATCAACGTTGGAGCGACAGAAGCACCACCGATGCAACCACAAGGACCAGCACCAGTATGAGCGAAGCAGAAACACCAGTGAGTTCAGGCGCCGAATCGGGAACCGTCACGCAGTCGCCCGGAGGGTTTACCCCTCCCGTGAATCAGCGTGAACAGCTAGCGAAGTACGAAAAGGCAGCCGAGGCAAGCGCGCAGAAAACAGAACCGGCAACGGTTACGGAATCCGCAAAACCCGCCGAGCCCGCAGCCGTTGCATCAGCGGAACCGGCAAAGCCCGTGGCGATTGACGGCGATAAGCTTGCCGGACTGCTCAAGTCTGGTGACTTCGAGGGTGCGCTACGCCTCGCTGGCATTGACCCGGCAGGGACGAAGATTCCTGCAGCTCGCTGGGCTGAGTTTCGAAAGCACGAAAAGGAATCGAAGGAGCGAATTCGCCAGGCCGAAGCTCGCACAATGCAGCGCGACAATGAAGTACGCACATTAGCCTCTGAAGTAGCTAAGCGGTTTGAACCCTACGAGAACGCTCGGAAAGCCTGGGAATCGGGCGACATCGAATCGGCTCTGAAACACGCTTTTGGAGCTGACCTGGAATCACTGTCGGAGATGGCAGTGAAACAAAAACTGGGACAGGATCCTGAAGTTGTAGCCTTGAAACGCTGGAAAGCTGACCAGGAAAGGGCCGCCCAGGAGCGTGCCGCGGCTGAGCAGAAAGCCCAAGCCGAGCAAACTACGGCCGCTCAGCGTCGGGAATACTGCTCGGCTCTCAGCGCTGAGCTGAAAGCTGGGGACGCGACTCACGCCGCGGCGGTCGAGACATTCCCGGATTTCGCTGAACGGGTAATGCAAATCCAGCTGGATGCCTACAACAAATCAGGCGAGGAACTATCAGCCGCCGAAGCGGCTGGACAATTGATAGAAAAGCTGCGACCATGGCTAGAGAAGTGGTCGAAAGTGTTGGGCGACGGAGCCACGCCGAAACTCCCGAGTAGCGTCGAGGCTGCGACATTGCCTCAGATTACCGACCGGACGGGGAAATTGTCCGCGAAAGACGAACGAAAATTCGTTAGCAAAAAAGCGCGACCAGCCCCCGCGGTACCAGACGCAGAACTCGACGATGATGCCCGTAGAGCCGCTTGGAAAAAACGGCTAATAATGGCAGCCAGAGAAGACGGTCTGATTCCGGCGTAGGACTTGGTTAGCGCCATGGAGAAAACCCCATGTCCGCTACAGTTGCTACTGTCGATGCATTTATGAAAGACAATTACGGGCCCGGCTCTAAGCGGGTTCAAAAGTTGATGTATGAGGATTTCCCGTTTCTAGGCTACATCAAGAAAAATGTGGGCGTTGAAAACGGTTCAGGTCGGCGACTAATCGCGCCTTGCCTTTACGGTTCCGCGCAGGGGCTTTCCAGCGGATTCACGACTGGTCGCACCGCTGCAAACGCAACCGGTGGTAACACGAAGTCGCAAGACTGGAACGTCGACTGGGGAGAGTACTTCGCATTTTGCGACATCAGCGACAAGCTAATGAAGCTTAGTGCGGGAAGTGGCTCATATCTCGATACGATCGCCATGGAAATAGACTCCCTGTATACGTCGTGGTCGATGACGTTTAGCAAGTACCTACTATCGAGCAAGGCTCGAAACCTTGGAAGCTTTACCGAGTCAACCGGTGTATGTACGCTTGTGAATTCCGATGATGTCGTGAATTACAAGATCGGAATGCTCGTCAACGCCTCGGCGAATGACGGTTCCGCGACTGGCCACGCGTTACTCGGATCTGGCTCAATCGGGTACATCATCGGTGTCAACCAGAACGCAGGAACGTTCACCGTTTCTGCTACCGACGGAGGCTCCGCTGGTACCCCTTCGGGTTGGACCGGAACGATGTACGCTTTCCGCTATGGCGATTTCGGCGGCACCGCTTCCCCGAACGTGGTTTGCCAGGGCTTTGGAGATTGGTGTCCATCGAGCGATCCGAGTGCTACGGCGTTCAACGGTGTAGACCGCACGCAGGACATCATCGCTCTGAGCGGCGTGCGCTTGACTTCGGCTGAAGTCTCTGGGCTGTCCCTCGAGAGCCGAATCAAGCGGCTAATTACGCGTATGGCAACGCGCGGATTTGGTGCGCCCAAGGTGGTGTTTGTCAATCCTGAAAAGTGGCAGGATCTCGCCGATTCTTATGAGCAACGAGCGATTGCTAGTGAACGAATCGGAACCGTCGGGACCTTTGGGTACAAGGTAATCAAGGTGGTCGCGGGCGGGACTGAAGTCGATGTAATGACCGATCGGTTCGTGGCTCCGACGGACGTGCTAGCGCTCGGTGGACCCGAGTCGTTCACACTCAACACGCCAGAGGAATTCCCTGCGGTCGTCAAGGGCGACGGGCTCGACATGCTGCGCAAGGTTGGTAGCAATGACTACGAGCACCGGCTGGGCGCCTACCCAGCTGTGATGGCAATTCCCGGATACCTCGGACGCACCACCGCACCATAACGATTTCGGCTTGGTATCAGCGGTGCTCCTGGTCCTTGCACCGCTGATACCCGGCTGATTTCTAGGAGAAAAAATCATGAGTATACACGCAGCGTCCGCGCCTGACGCAAACAAGGCGAAGACTGCAAGTTGCCGGCTCGTGGTAGTATTCCGCGAACGCGTCGCCATCGGCTCAACGGGAGCTCCGACGCAGGCTACTGTGACAGCGAGTAGGCCGCCATCGAACGGATTCGACGATCCGGGCTTCACAATTTCCCGTACCTCAGCGGGTCTTTACGCAATCACATTTCCCAAAGGGCGCCGAGCGTGGATTGATGTACGCGCCATCTCACCGGCTCAAACAGTGGTCGGATGGAACCTAGTTGCGATTGATTCGGCGGCTGGCACCGCGTCATTTACCATGCTCGCCGGTACAAACGCAGCGGCAGCAACCGATCCGGCAAGTGGTGACGCTCTGCTGATTCGGATCGAAGTGGAGGCGTAACATGCCGAAGAAACCGGGGTTATCAATCGCGGTATTGCTCGGAAAGGGCAAGCACGACGATGCTAAGGCTGATGAGGCAATGGATTCAGAGGGGGACTCAATGGAGTCGGAGGATTCACCCGGACTAGTCGAGGCAATGAGCGAGCTTCGTGCGGCGATCGCTTCAGAGGATGACGAAGCAGCGGCCAAGGCATTCAAGGCCGCGATGGATTGTTGCTAACGAAAGGACCGAGCCGTGAGTTATCGAACACTGACAGAACTCGAAAGCGATGTCCGTACTCGGTACGATATCGAAGGATTCACGGCTCGGCACCCGTCAACGCAAATCATCCGCTGGCTGAACGATGCTTGGCGGGAGTTGCGGGAAAGGATAACCGTTGACGGTAGTGAACTATTTCTATCGGTAACTGGCGAAACCTGTACCGCAATCGGGCCTAGCACGGTCGGTACCGGAACATTCCCCGGTACAATCCTGTCTGGCGCCGGAAGCTTCTTAAGCTCTAGCTCCATCATTCGTTCGGTAATGATGAAGAACGGATCATCCTGGGTAAAGCTGCGTGAGGTTAGTTTTGACGATGCTCTAAACTGGTCAGACTTGAGCGCAAATTCACTACCGCAAGCATGGTGTCTAGCTGGAGTCGACTTTGGTCATTCTTCAGGGAGCGAGTCCGCACAGGTCATGCGCATCATGGTCATGCCGCCTAATAACGCTGCTCGCGATTTTAGGGTATGCGGGCTTAGTATCATGGGAGGTGACCTTGTCGCGGGTGATCGAATCATGACCGATTTTGGCATGAACGAGTACCTAATCAAGTCTTGTGGCGTTCGCCTTGCGACTCGTGATGATGATGTAAATCTATGGCAGGCGCGCAAAGCCGAGCTGCAGGAGTGCTACTCGGACATTCTTAGGCGCTCCAAGAGTCGCACGCCAGGCAGAGCGTCAAGAGTCGACACTCGGGGAAGGTACCGATAATGGCTCGCATGAAACGACTCGGTCCGCGCACGGATATAAAGGACGATGCTGCGCGCATGGGCCTAACCGAGCTCGATGCGAACGTTAGTGAAATCGCTGACATTCTAGACCGCGAAAAGCGGCCGAAGTGGCGCACGGTACAGGCTTCCCCGATCCAGGCCGCTCGATCGTGGGATTGCCTACTGTGCATTTGGAGCAGCACGATTCAATTCCCCGATCCGAACCCAAAAAACGCGAGCGACGAAATCATGGTCATAAAACAGGGGGGACCGACCGTGTTGATTGTGGTTGCAAACGGTCAGATAAACGGAGCCTCAACCGATTCGGGCCCAGCTTCAGATCGGACCAGAGTTTACGTGTCAACTGGTACGCAGTGGGTTTCCTATGCCTAGAGCTAAGGTCGCGCTAAATGGTTTCTCACAGGCGCCGGACGAGCATGGGGGTCAGCCTCGTGTCGCCCGACTTATCAATGCACGAATGGGAGCGGTCGACAGAGTCGAGAAAAGTCCAGGCACGATCGCAATGCCCACAGCGGTAGCTCCGGACGCCACACTTGTTCCGGTAGCTTACGGACTGACCCCATCGCAAATACCCTTCGTGGTCAGTCGCCATAATAGATCAATACAGAACGGGGCACGCGTACTAGCCGCTGAGCATGGAGCTAGCGGGTCATTTTGGGTCGATCCGGATGAATCAAAATCGTTCATTACTTGGGATGAGGCGGCTCGTTCGGAGCCGATATTCACGAGCGAGCAATACTCGTACAACTCCCCGGGAGTGATGGACCTCGGAACGGGTGACTACGTTGTCGTTGCTGAGGGGCTTCGCCAGTTCGCTGGTTATGGTGTCGGGACTTTCTTGGACTCCGATCTGCAATGGGCGCTCGTTACTGGCGGTGATATGAAAGTCAAAGCCAAGGGTTTCAAGGCGCCCAGTACGCCCATCAATCAGCGGGTCTACCCGGTCACGGCTGGGCCTTACGTCGTGGCCTGGGTCAACCTCAACACTATTGGGATTTTTGGGTTCCAATACGAGTCTCCGATGGGGCTTGTTCAGCTTGCTTTCGTCACCACCGGGGGACTGGCGCTTGGAGCGGGGACGCAGATAGATGCATCATACGACTGGGCAACGGAACGTCTGATAATTGTCGGGCCATCGGCACAGTATTGGTGGCTAGATACTTCTAGCTGGTCGTTGCTTCAGTCCGGCGCGTTCGTTTTTACCCCTATCAACGGAACAATGGGGTGCTCTGTTACTTCTGGGATTACCACTGGACTAGTCCAGGTCGCCTACCGTTCCAGCGCCACCAATTGGATGCATGCGGCCTACATATTCACCGACTCCTCAGTTACTCAAGTGTCAGCGCCAACGCTGATTTACATCTCAACGAACGCATTGACAGCATCCCCATCGTTTGCCCCCTGGCGTGCTGGCGTAAAGTCCTGGGCTAACTCTGGTTGGCTACGACCAGAAGGGGCGATGGTTACGATTTACCACGAGCCACTAACTACCGACGCCGTGGTCTGTACTAGCGCAACGTTGGCAGTTAGAAGCAACGGAGTGGTCGATCGCATTTGCTTCCACTCGTTCGGTTCTCACCCAGCGTCCAAGCCCTATTATCGCCAGTGGGACGCGACTCCGCTTATTCCTGTGGCCAGCCTGTGGTGCTATCAGGGTTCAGGGCGAACGATGCGAGGCGCGGTGCACCTAACTGAGGGAAGCACTGCGTTCACTGAAAACCCTTGGGCGGGAAACTCGAACTATCCGAGGGCCACTCACTGGGCATTTCGAGGCGCGCAGCCAGGGCCCGCTCCACTCGAGCGATCGACTGGCGCGGTCAATGCTCCGATTGCAACGACTTCAGGGCTAGGCGGCAAAGCCGGGATACTCACCGCTATGTGTGTCAACCGTTACGCCGATGCGAACGCAGACGCGGTGAACGTCTACCTAGTCACCCACGCGTTTGCTGACCAAATACTCGGAAAGATAGACCGGTTTTTACCAGACATTTTGCAGCAGGCACACGGGAACGATTCGACCATTTTCGCCACTAGCAACCCAGATCAGTACAATGGCCAAGTGTCGTGCCCTGGGGCGCAATACCTGCCACGCAACCCAATTATCACTCACCCAGCCGCCGGCTCGACACCAGCGGCAGGGAAGTACCTCTACGTGACCGTTCGCGAATGGATCGACTCAGCCGGAAACGTCTACCGCAGTCCGCCCAGTGATCCGGTTTCGATTACTAACGCAACGGCGGGCACTAATCTGGTTTCTGTGTACGATGATCCGTGGGAAAACAGAAACCTAGGCGGCAATGTCCAGTTCAACGGTGCGATGATAAAGGTGTACCGGACCACGAACAATGGCACTGTCTTCTACAATATCAACGGGTCTGACGGAGTGTTTTTGCCGTCCGGAATGATCGCTACGCCAGTTACTGATGCTGTTGACGACGCTGGATTGATTCGCAATGAAATCCTATACACGCAAGGCGAGCGCGGCGGAAACTCGGGAATGTTGGAATGGTGGGGGCCTCCCCCTTGTCGATCGCTCTGGCGCGGCTCCGACCGAATGATTGCAGGCGGTCTCGAGAATGAGCATCGGGTTCAATTGTCCAACCTGTTCTACGATGGGGAACAAATTTCCTGGCCTGAGAACCCAGCTTACTATGTGCAAATGGCCGGAATCGTAAATGCAGTTTCGGCGCTGGACACTTACTACCTGGCGTTTTGCTCGGATGGTATTTACCTAATCACCGGGCAGGGCCCAGACTCGTTCGGCGTGGGTACCTTCGATACTCCGCGCAAGCTGACCGAGCGTATCACCGCGCCAACGTGGCGATCGATTGTTGAAACGCCAGAAGGGATCATGTTCCAAGCGTTTGATGGGCAAATCTACATTGTCCAGCGCGGCACGTTTCAGGTTATCCAAAAGTCGCAAGCGATTCACGACTCCGTTGGAAGAGCCCCGAGCTCTATTGCTTCCCCCTCGCTAGCTGGTCAACCCGACGTTTACGACCCAACTAACTGGGTAATGGGCGCGGTTTATGACTCGTTCGAGAATGAAGTCTGGTTTTTTCAACAGCAGGAAAACGCATGGGTTTATCAACTCGATTACGGCGCCTGGCGCGAGGAGGTTTCGATCGCTACGATGGGGAAATACGCAATTGGCGCTGGACTTACTCGAGTCGTTTCGGCTGGTACAAGTGAGCCGACCATGGTGGTAGCGACTATTCGTACGGCTAGCAGTATTCCCACTGGTTACCGTATCGCTCGTCGCTCTGATACTGACACCTTAGGCGATTATCTTGGGAGCTGCAGGTTCATGACCCTTACAACCAATGATATTGACCTGGTCCATGGAAGACTGAAACGAATTTGGGTCCGCACCACGGTCGCTACAGACCAGGGTACGCCTAATTTTATCGCTTCCAAAATTAGCGTTTGGTACGACGGGAAGCTAAGGAATTTATCCGCCGACGATACGGGGGCATTCACTCCTAGCGGGTATGAGGTGAATTCAAACTTCCTGGAGCTAGAGCACGCTCCGGCTCGCCAGAAGTGCAACCAGTTCCGCTTCGCTTGGTCTGATAATCCATTGGGTGTAGGCAACAGGGAGCGTGCTTCCCACGTTATTTCCTTGGACGTTGAGTACGAGCCGGCAGCATCCGGCCGTGGTAGTATCCGGTACAACCCTGGAACCGGAAGGATGACCTAAATGCCAACTAACTACAGTGATCCGGTTCAGTTATCCCAAGGCCAGCAGGACATTCGTAATTTCTACGACAACGGGGGCTATGAGGACGCGAACGCTAACCCTATTGACGGAGTATGGAGCGGACTAAAGGACGCGTTCTCCGCGGACACGGCCACGGCTGGTGGCTATGACGTGACCGATTACGCCCTTGGCGGCTCGCTTGCGGCGCAGCGTGCGGCGCAGACCGGTCTGGTTGACCGTGGCCAAGAAAACAACATGACCCTGACGATTGCAGGGAACCAAGATTACAACAAGTTGCAGAACGCGGCCGAGGGGATCTATGGTGCCGGCAGTCAAGCTCGTGATGCTGCGCTAAGTAACGCTGCAACATCGAATCAGTACGCCGTCGATATGGGCGGCCGAGCAGACCAGCTGAAACAATTCGGCGATCAAAAGTCATTGCGCGATTGGCAAACATCCGCCGGTTCGCTGCAGGATTACAAGCCAAGTGCTGACACTCAGATCGCTGGTAGCCAGCTTTCGGGGTTCACTGCTGGCAACGCGGGGTCAGAACAGGCCGACTCGTACCAGGCGTTGCGAGACTACGCCAACAACGGACCCGGACCATCCGCTGCCGAAGCTCAGTTGCGGCAAGCTCAGGACGCCAACGTCGGGCAGGCAATTGCGCTAGCTCGAAGTGGCCGCGGCTCGGGCGCGAACGCGGGGGCAGCAAGGCAAGCGCAATTCCAGGCCGCGGATATCGGGCAGCGAACGGGCGCGGACATGGCCAATCTTCGCGCGAACGAAGCTGCTACCTGGAGAGGTCAACAAGCTCAGGCACTCACTTCGGCGGGCGCTATCGGTACTAGCATGGAGCAAAATCGCCAGGGTGCCGCAAACCTGAACCTGCAGGGCCTAACGTCTAGCGCGCAGTACGCCCAGTCGAACGAGGCCAATCGACTCGCGGCACTGCAATCGGCGGCCAATCAGTACGGTCAGCAATACGGCGCAATTTCAGGCAATCAAGTCGCGACCGATCAGGCCAAGCAACAGTATCTAGGCCAGTCTCTGGCTGCCAATAACTCGGCTGCAGTCCAGTCCAGCGGAGCATATGACCAGTACCTGGGCGCACTATCTTCCGGAGCCGGCGTGCAGAATCAGGCAACTGCAAATCGACAGAACGCCTATAAGACCGGGCTGGACTATCAAGCGGCTTATGATCAGGCTGCTTTAGGTGTCGGTGAATCTGAGGCTAGCCGCCGCGCTCAATTGGCTAACACCAAAATCGGTGCAGATACTCAGGCGAGCCTAGGGAACCAGAACGCAGATTTACAGAAAGACTCCGGAATAACTGGCATGCTCGGCGCAGCTGCGGGCGCGCTGTTCATGTCCGACAGGCGAGAAAAAACTTCTATCCGTCGCTACTGCGCGCTAGGGGGGAAGTAATATGGACGCCAGTTCGATCATGAGCATGGTCGGCAGCATGCAAGGCGGAGCGAAGTCCGCGCCGCAATACCAGGCGCCGCAACAATCGAGCGAACTGCAGCGATTGCAAGAGATTGCTCGCGAGAATCAAATGCGCGGCTTACAAGCGCCAGCTGTTCAGATGGCACAACAGGCTCCAGGATATTCGTTTCAGTACCGAAATCCATCGGCGCAAGGCGCGGCCCCTGGTCAGCAATATGGCGTGATGGCGCAGGACCTGGAGCGCACGCCCGCGGGGCGCTCGGTTGTGATGCCGCAACCGGACGGCACCAAAATGGTCGACACTGGCCGGCTGTCAATGCAGAACACGGCGGCGATCGGCGAGCTCGGAAACGAAATCGAGAAACTAAAGCAATAC